ATTGAAACTCCCGAGACAGAGGTTGTAGAAACTGTCGAAGAACAAGTAGCAGAAGTATCTACTGAATTAGATACAGATGTTAAAGAAAAAGAAGATGTAGAAGAAGGTAAAAAAGAAAAGATTGTAAAAGAACCAGTTGTAACTACTGAACCTGAAAAAGAAGTAGAAGATAAAGTAGATCAGGAAGAAGATGCAGAAGCTTCTGTAATTTCAGAGGTATTAACTCAACTAGGATATGATGGAGATTTAGAGTATGAGGATACGTCTGAAGGATTAGTGCAAATGACAAAAGATGTAGCAGCTAAGATAGCAGAAGAGCAATTAGAAGAAATATTAGAAAAGTTTCCAACAATAAAAGATCATATGGAATATGTTATTGCTGGTGGAAAATCTGAAGCATTTATGGCGTCTAGAGACCCAAGACGAGATTTTGCTACAATGAAATTGAATGAAGATGATGAAGCTACTCAAAGAGTGTTATTAGGTAACTACTTTAAGAAAAAAGGTCACGACGATGAATTTATTGTAGATCTTATAAATGATTATGAAGAATCTGGTAAATTATATGCTAAAGCTAAATTAGCTAAAGATTCTTTATCTAAAATACAAGAGAAAGAAAGAATAGATTTAATGGCAGAACAAAAACAAATTGCAGAACAGAGAAATAAAGATAATGCAGATTTTTGGGCTAATGTTAATGAAACTGTTAATTCTAATAAAGAATTTGCTGGTATTACAATTCCAGAAAAACAAAAAAATAAATTCTTTAAATATTTATCACAGCCTATAGATAAAAATGGGACGACACAAAGTATGAAAGCTCATCAAGAAGCTTCTTTAGAAACACGATTAGCTATTGATTGGTTAATGTTTAATGATTTTAAATTAGAAGATATTATAAATACAAAAGTAAAAACTTCTAAAGCAAAGAGTTTAAAAGATAGAATTAAGTCGCAACAAGTTAAATCTAAAAATGCGACAAAGAATAAAAGAAATAAAACTAATTTTGATGTAGATGATTTAGATCTGTCATTTGGAATGTAGTTTTTGTCCTGAACGAGGAGATAGGACCCTCACTTAAATATATTGAAAAATGCAAGTATTAAAAACGTTTTATAACGATACGCAAATGACAGACTCAAATAGTCTTGCAAATGCTATGTTAGAAAAACCAGCGGAGTTATCTCCGATTATAACACACCTTGCAGGGAAAGAAGATAAAAAGTTTCCTTTAACAATGTTAACTGAGGGGGTTGGTAATACCAAATCTATAGATAGATGGGAGTATGAGTACCGTGTAAAAACCCATGAAGTTAATGTTAGACCAGTTGTTTCTGCTGCACCAGGTGCGGTACAAGGAGCTGGGGGGCAAATTTTTACTGTTCAATTTCCTGACAAGTGGTTTATATTTCCGTATACCCTAATTTCTGAATCTGGTACACAGGCAAGAATTATGTCTGAGCCTAAACAAATAGGAAATAATTGGGAGTATACATTAAGAGTTATGGCAGCAGATACAACAACATCTGTATCTATAGCAGATTTAACTCCAGGTGCTATGTGGGCACAATTATACGCTAATGTTGGATTAGACTTTTCTAGAGGTAACGCTTCTAATTGGTCTGTACCAGGATTGGTAAGAAACAAAATTGGTACAGTTAGAAAGTCTTACCACTTTGCGGGTAATGCTAAAGATTATGTAGCTGAATTTTCACTTCCTAAGAAAGGTGGCGGATCTACTAAACTTTGGATGGACTATGAAGAGTATCGTCACATGCTTTCTTTTAAAGAAGAATGCGAGTTACTTTATTGGTACGGTGAAAAAACTTATGATGATAATGGTACAACTACCATGAAAGATGAAAATGGTCAGCCAGTAATTACTGGACCTGGTATTCTTCAACAAATCATTAATAAGGATACATATTCAACTTTAACTGAAGCAAAATTAAAAAACACTATTGGTGATATGTTCTATGGAATGACTGATGCGTCTACTAAACAAATTACTCTTTACACTGGAATTGGTGGAGCAAGAGAATTTGATGAAGCTTTAAAAGCTCATACTGGAGGTTTCACTTCTTGGACTGTTAATGCTGATAGTCACTTTATTACTGGATCTGGTAGATCTTTAGGAATGACTGGTTACTTTACTTCTTATGATCATATTGATGGTCATACGATTAATGTAGTTAAAAATCCTATGTTTGACCATGGTCCTGTTGCTCAAGCTCGAGCTAAACATCCTGTAACTGGATACTCATTAGAGTCTTACAGAATGGTATTCGTTGATCAATCTAATTATGATGGACAATCTAATGTTCAAATGATTAATAAGAAAGGTCGTGAAATGCTTAGATGGGCTGTAGCTGGTTCTGTAGTTCCTAGAGGATTCTCAGGATCTGATACTAGAGCTTCTGATATAGATGGTGCTTCTGTTCATATGTTAAAAACAGCAGGTATTGTCTTGAGACGTTTCGATACGTCATTGGATCTACAATGTGTTGCATCGTAGTCTATTATTTAGTTTCATGGTAAGAGGGGTGGTCTTAATTGACCTCCCCACATTACCTTTTATATAGGAGAGTTATTCTTTCCACCCTATTAATTAATTTAAAAAGAACTTAAAAAATGAAAAAAACAGTAACAATTAGAAGAAAAGAGCTTCTAGGGCATTTACCCAAAGAAGTTAGAGTCTCAGCAATAACAAAACTGGGAAGTATATATGTAGGAAGACAACCTCTAAAAGGCGTTGAAGGCGATGAAGAGAAAAAATTCCTAAATGGTGTACTTGATGTGTCTTATGACCATGTTGATTGGCCTAAACACATTAAAAGATTTTGGGCAGAAATGTCTATTAAAATTCCATTTGAAGGCGTACAGCTAGAAGTGGGGTTAGATGATAATGGGCAGCCTTATAATGTAGATCAGTATTTAAAATATAGATTTGCGGTTAAACATCCTCATGTAGCTTTAAATAAAGAGGATTTAACCGGCACAAATAGATTTTATATACATGATGAAAATAAAGATATTCTTAAAAAGAATGCAGATATACAAACTAGAAAAGACGCAGATAAAGAATTTATTAAATTATCTGCAGAAGAAAAACAAATGACTAGAGTATTAAGATTAATGTCAGATCTAAATCCAGATACTTTAACTAGAGAGCAAAAAGAAAATACTCTGTATTCTTTAAAAGAAGCTTCACCTAAGAAATTTACACGTATAGCTAAAGATAAAAACTTAGCATTAAAAGCAGAAATTGAAGAATTAGTATCTGCAGGAATACTAAGAAAAATTGGTAATCAAATAATATATATAGATGATGTATTAGGAGAAACTCTTGCAGATACAATAGTGTATCTAAAAGACAAGAAAAATTCTAGTACTTTAACTGTATTAAGAGCTAAACTTAAAGAGGCTGTTATATAATGAATATAGCTGAAATGCATATAGCAATTAACTTGGGGGTGCAAAAACTTGCATCTAACCAAGTTGATATGCTATTAACTGAAGAAATTGATTTCGAAATTAATAAAGGTATAGAAAGATTTGTTAGTCAAAGATATAATAAATTAGGTAATAAGTATGGAACTGGTGTTGAAGAAAGTCAAAAAAGAATTGATGATTTAAGAACACTAATTACAGAATTTTCAGAATCTACCTTTTTTAAAGGGCAAATTTCTAATAAATATTCTATAGATTCTTTTCAATTACCTAGTGCTGGGACATTTACTAATAATGTACCTGCAGGTTTATTGCATTACAGACATTTATTAAATGCTAGATCTTTAGTATTATACAATAATTGTAACCCTATAGAAACCTCTGTTATTCCAGGAGGTGTAGGAATTATAGATGAGCAGTATATAGAAATTACTTCAGGGGGGAGTAACTATTATAGTACTCCTCAAGTTATATTTCCTGCTCCAAGTAGCGGAGGAACAGCGGCTACAGGAGTTTGTACTATAGATGCTGGTGGAACAATAACTAATATATCAGTAGTTGATCCAGGGTATGGGTATACTTCTGCGGATTTCCCATTAAATTTAAGTATAGTTAATAATATACCTCCCACCTTATATACAGAATCGGTACTGTATTCTCCAGGTGTAGCTAATGTAACTTTAACAAGCACAACAAATTTTAACACGTATACTAGTAATTTAGGATATGGTGTAAAAACTACAGATCCTCCTACTCCACCTTCTATGCAATTTCCATCCTCAGAAGTTTATATAGATAGTACAACAGGGCCAGATAAAATAATTTTAAATACACCGCCTGTTGGTACGGCTAGTCTTACATCAGGTGTAATAGAAATTACAGACTATTCTTCAATTATTACTGCCGGGGTTTCAGGTGTTAGCGGGCTAGCAGAAACTTCAGAAGCAAGTGGTATAACAGTGACAAGCTTTGTTGGGGATCATGAGACAAGAGTTGTAATAGGAGATGATTCTCAAAGCACTTCTGCAGTTAATAAATATGTTCAATTAGACGATATTTATACATTATTAGATGATCCTTTTAATACAACAAAATATAATAAACCTTTAATGACTATAAGAGATAATTTCTTAGATATTTATACAGATGATACTTTTATAGTAAATAAAGTTAAAATAACTTACATAAGAAAACCTGTTACAGTAGTCCATGCAGATTCTGCATTAGCAACATCTGGAGCAGTTGATTGCGATTTACCTCAACATACTCATCAAGAAATTATTGAATTAACGGTAAACAGCATATTAGAGGGAATTCAGGACCCTCGTTATAGGTCGCATTTTAGCACCCAAGTAATGAATTCTGAGTAATAACAAATTTATAAATTTAAAAAACAAAAAAAATGGCAAAAATTGTAATGGTATCCCCGGTGGCTTCAACTCCAGCGGATGTAGGGGTACAACAAAGCGGAACTACGTATATGGCAAGTGCAGATCACGGTGCTGGAACAATAGGTATTTGGTGTGTAGCAGCGGGAGCTGCAACAGCAGGTAGCTATTTAGATGGTTCAGCTGGAGGTGTGCATTTTAACAACGCTGGGACAATAGCTCCAGAGTCGTTTACTTTCGCACAGTTCAAA